GGTACAAAAAAGAAAGAGTACCAATGAAACCATTCATTGAAAATGACATTGTGGAGAACTTATTTATTCAATGTGAGGTTACACCTAATGAACCCAAAAAGAATAGTGTGTGCAAGCTAATAGGTAGGAGAAATGATGTTAAGTATGACCAAGCAAGACGTATATATTCTATTGAAGGATGCTCACCTTGTTTAACCACAACTGGTTCACCACAGATTATGACTGAAGATGGTAAAATAAGAACAATTACAGCAAGAGAGGGTTATAGATTTATGGGGGTTAAAGAATATGATATTGATAAATTATTATTAACAAGTTTAACTACTAACAATCATATTGCTTTGGCCGGTAATTCAATCTGTATTCCTGTTATGGAAGCTATATTTAGTGAATTTTTGGTTGAATATATTACATCAGAGTCCCAAAAAGAAGAAAACAATTTAGTTAACCCCTTAAATTAAAAAAGTGATTAAAACATTATTAATTGACGCTAATAACTTATTAAAAATAGGTTTTCATGGGGTTAAAGAATATTATCACAACGGAAAACATATTGGAGGTATATGGCACTTTTTAAACACATTAAGACGATTTATTGATGAATATAACTTTGATAAAGTTATTGTATTTTGGGATGGAGAAAATAGTTCAAGTGCAAGAAAATTGATATATCCCCAATACAAAGAAAATAGAAATAAAGTACCTGATGAACCAAAAGATGAATCATTTAGAGAACAAAAACAACGTGTAAAACAATATTTGGAAGAAATGTTTGTTAGACAAGTTGATATTGAAAACAATGAAGCTGATGATTTAATTGCATATTATTGTCAATTAGCAAAAAACGAATCAATTGTTATATTTTCAGGTGATTTAGATTTAACACAATTGATTTCTGAAAACACTTCAATATATTCTCCAAGAAGCAAAGAAACATATAAAAATGGGGATAAGATTAAATTAAAAGAACATTCAATACCACATAACAATATTTTAACATATAAGATTTTATGTGGGGATAAATCTGACAATATTGATGGGATTTACTATTTGGGTGATAAAACACTATTTAAACTATTTCCTGAATTATTAGAGAACCATTTGTCTGTTAAAGATGTTTTGGACAAGGCTGAAGAGTTATTAAAGAATGATAAAGATAATTCAGCATTGAAGAATTTATTAACAGGGAAAACAAAAAGTGGAATTTACGGTGAAGAATACTTTGAAATTAATGAAAAAATAGTTAATCTTGCTAACCCAATGATTAATGAAGAAGGTAAAAATACTGTTGAATTATATTACAAAGAAACATTAGACCCAGAAGGTAGAGGACATAGGAACTTGATAAAAATGTTAATGGAAGATGGGCTCTTTAAATACCTACCAAAAGGGGATGATGCTTGGGTAAATTTTATAAAACCATTTTTAAAACTAACAAGAAAAGAAAAACAAAATTTTAAAACAAAAAAGTAAAAAATTATGAAAGAGCAAAATGATGTAACCAAATTGGAATTTTTGATGACAGTAAATGATAACATTATTGTACAAAGATTTTTTAATGTTAGAAATTATGTAAGTGAATCAAGAAATTCTGTTGACTTCAAAGAATATATGGATGACTTGATTTATAACATTAACTATCAATTAAAAATGAAATCAGTTAATTATCTTTTGGAAAATCAGTATGAAATAACAAACAACCCTACTATATTGGAAACTTCTTTTGTTGATGGTCCAGAATATTTTAACATTTACATCAAACAAAATGATAAGGTTATGACATATAGAAGATTTGATGCAAAAATTTATCCACCAAAAATTCGTTACACCGTGGATATTAGAAATCAAATTAAATTAGTTTTGCAAGATTTAACAAATCTTTTCTCTTCAAAAGACTTATCTTACGACTATTTAGGATTAAGCACAAAGGTGTAATATTTATTCATACAACAAATTTAAACTATGTCATCTAACAAAAATTTTGATTATTTAGGGAGCTCATTTCAAATACAACTACTTAATCAAATTATAGTAGATAGTAATTTTTCAAGGTCAATTATTGATGTCATTGAACCAAATTACTTTGAAAACAAGTACTTCAAACTTATCATTCAGATGATTAAAGAATATAGTCAAAAGTGGGACAGCGTTCCCACTTTTGATACATTGGAACAAATATCAAAATCAGAATTTCAACAGGAAACAATATCAAAGGTTATAATTGATACAATCAAGAAAATCAAAGATGCTCCTTTTTCTGGTGGAGAATTTGTCCAAGAAAAAGCTTTAAAATTCTGTAAACAACAAGAACTACAAAAAGCTATAACCAAGGCTCAAAAGGTAATTGATGGTGGTGAATTTGAAAATTATGATACCTTAGAAGAAATGATAAGGGATGCCTTGCAAGTTGGTATCAAAGATGATGGAATGTTAAATGTGTTTTCCAATTTGGATGATGTATTGAACGAAGATTTCAGACATCCCATACCAATGGGTATTGGCGGTATTGATAGACTTCTAAAGGGTGGATTAGCCAAAGGTGAAATTGGTGTTGTATTAGCACCAACAGGTGTTGGTAAGTCAACATTCTTGACTAAGATTGCTAATCACGCATTTAATTTGGGGTATAATGTCCTTCAAGTCTTTTTTGAAGACAACCCAAAGGTTATTCAAAGAAAACATTTCACATTGTGGACTAAAATCCATCCTGATGATATGTCAAACAGAAAGGAAGAAGTTTTAATGAAGGTTAAAGATATTGAACAAAAGATGGATAACCAATTAATATTGGAAAAATTACCATCTGACACAATGACAATGTCCCAAATTAAAAATATTGTAAGAAAAAAGATTGCCGAAGGAACTAAAATTGATATGATTTTATTAGATTATATTGATTGTGTTGTACCTGAAAAGAATTTGGGTGATGAATGGAAATCAGAAGGTTCGGTAATGAGAGCGTTTGAAGCAATGTGTCACGAATTGAATTTGGTTGGATGGACTGCAACCCAAGGTAACAGAAGTTCAATATCGAGTGAAGTTGTAACAACTGACCAAATGGGTGGATCTATTAAGAAAGCCCAGGTAGGACACGTTATTATCACGGTTGCAAAGACATTACAACAAAAAGAAATGAAACTTGCCACAATTGCGATAACTAAATCAAGGATTGGTGATGATGGTATTGTATTTGAAAATTGTAAATTTGATAATGGTATGTTGGATATTGATACAGAATCATCCGTAACATTCTTGGGATTAGAAGAAAACAAAGAAGAACAAAATAGACAAAGAATTAAAGATTTATTGGAAAAAAGAAAACAAAGAAATAATTAATAAAAATGAAAGAAAGAATATTAACAAAAAATCCAAATCGTTTTGTAATTTTCCCCATTCAATACAATGATATTTGGGAATATTATAAACAACACCAAGCGGCATTTTGGACTGCCGAAGAAGTTGATTTAACTAATGACATCAGAGAATGGGATAACTTGTCAGAAAATGAACAATACTTTATTAAAAACATATTGTCATTCTTTGCGGCATCTGATGGTATTGTTAATGAAAACTTGGCTGAAAACTTTTATAGGGAAGTACAATATCCTGAAGCAAAATTTTTCTATGGATTTCAATTAATGATGGAAAATATCCATTCTTTAATGTATTCTTTGTTAATTGATACTTACATATCAAATCCAAAGGAAAAAGATGAATGTTTCAATGCTATTGACAGATTACCCGCAGTTCAAAAGAAAGCTAAATGGGCATTGAATTGGATAACAAACGCATCTTTCCAAGAAAGGTTGGTTGCTTTTGCTGCTGTTGAAGGTATATTTTTTTCTGGTAGTTTTTGTTCAATATTTTGGTTAAAATCAAGGGGTATTATGCAAGGACTTTGTAATGCGAATTCATTAATTTTTAAAGATGAAAACTTACATTGTGATTTCGCAATACATTTATTGAATAATCACATTGAAAATAAACCAAGTGAAAAAAGAATTAAAGAAATACTTTTGTCTGCTTTGGAAATTGAAAAAGAATTTATCACGGAATCATTACCAGTTTCATTGATTGGAATGAATTCGAATTTGATGAAACAATATTTAGAATTTGTAGTTGATGGTTTGTTGGTTAAATTTGGATGTAACAAACATTTTAATGTAGAACAACCATTCAAGTTTATGGAACAAATTGCGATTGAAACAAAGGGTAATTTCTTTGAATCTAGAACTATGGAGTATCAAAAAGCAAAACTTAACGAATCAATTTCATTTACTGACGATTTTTAAAATTATAACTATGTCATTAAGAATTAAAAAAAGAAATGGGGATGTTGTATCATTCAACCCCACAAAAATACAAAATAGGATAAAGAAAGCGAGTAAGAGTCTAAATGTAAATTATGACCAAATATTCATTAAGGTTATTACATCCGTACCAACAGAGGGTATAATTTCAACAAAACAACTTGATAAGTTGATTTATGAAATTGCTGCATCATATACTGGAAGCCACCATGATTATTCAAGGTTGGCTTCATCTGTTGCAATATCATCATATCACAAAGAAACAAATGGTAGTTTTAGTGAAACAATGAAATCATTGGCTGACCTTGGAATTGTCAATCAAGAACTTATTGATATGATAGACAATTATGGTGATTTAAATATTGATGAAGTCATTAATCATGACAATGATTATAATTTTGATTATTTCGCTTGGAGGTCATTATATGAAATGTATCTATTAAAAACCCCTCAAGGTGTTACGGTTGAAAGACCACAACATATGTATATGAGAGTTGCATTGTGGGTTACGAAATCATTTGATGAAGCTGTTGAATATTATAAGTCATTATCTAATCAATTGATATCCCCAGCAACACCAATTATGATTAACTCTGGTACAAAGATTCCAC